CTAGTGCAAAAATTAATTCAGTTGAAATTCCTTTCTTGAATACATCAACATATGTTGCAGGTAGATTTACTTGGGAACCAATTCAGGTAACATTCAAAGACCCAATTGGACCTTCAGCATCACAAGCACTTATGGAATGGTTCCGTTTACATGCGGAGTCAGTAACAGGTCGTATGGGATATGCTGCTGGATATAAAAAAGACATTGAGTTAGAAATGTTAGACCCAACAGGAGTTGTGGTTGAAAAATGGATACTTCAAAGTACGTTTATTACCGATTTAAATTTCGGAGATTTGGATTACAATAGTGATGCCATTTCTACTATCCAATGTACATTGAGAATGGATAGATGTATCCAAGTATACTAATACACATTTCTTTTTTAAAAATATTAAACCAACAACCAAGTTAGTAAATCTGTCTATTGGTTGTTGGTTTTTTTATATAAAACGTTTACTTTATGATAGTTATTAAGTAAATTTAGTAATATGGAACAATTTGTAATAGACCCAACAATTGCGTACGATGTAGTTGAATTACCTTCTAAAGGTATTCATTACGCAAACAATAAAAAATCGGTTAGAGTTGCTTACTTAACCGCATCGGATGAAAATATTCTTTCTTCTCAAAATTTACTTAAAACTAATACGGTTGTTGAGGAATTATTAAAGAGAAAAATATTAGATAAAGATATTGAAATTGACGATTTAGCGGATGAGGATAGAAACGCTATACTTATTTTCTTAAGAAACACATCTTTCGGTTCTGAGTATACTTTTTATTTAAGAGATCCGAAAACCGACGAGGAGTTTACATCCGTTGTTGATTTAAGTGAGGTCACATTTAAAGATTTCACACTAACACCAGATGAAATGGGTGAGTTCAAATTTCACTTTCAAAAATCTAACGTTGATGTCACTTTTAAATTTTTAACAAAGAAACAACTTAAAGAAATTGAAAAAATTGAGGAGAGTTGGAATGGATTAGGTGTTGCACCCGTCATCACAAAACAGTTAGAAATGATGATTAAATCCATTGCAGGTAACAGAGACCCAATGAATATTCATAATTTTGTTGAGAAGATGCCTATTAAAGATTCACAAGAATTTAGAAAGTTCGTAAAAGACAATAAACCAAATTTAGATTTAGTAAAATCAGTAACCGCCCCATCAGGAGAACTTGTCAATGTAGAAATTGGCTTTGGGGTGGAGTTTTTTCGCCCTTTCTACGGAGTATAGGAAAGGACAATTAGATGAGATTTTATTTTTAGTTAAAAGGGGATTCTCTTATGGGGATATTCAATCTATGCCGATTTATGTAAGGAGATACTATATAAATTATTTAATTGAATTAGAAACCACAACTTAATCTATTTATAGGTATGGCGGAACCAACATTTGAACAGTACAAAAACCTTTATGAAAAAACAAACGGAAATCGTAGTAATTTCGTAAATGCAGCTAAGGACCTTGGGCTTACTAACACCGCAGCAAAAAGGGCATTTGATGGGGCCGACAAAATGTTCGGTAAATCCACTAGTAGTGGTAGTAGTGGAACTAACAGTACTAGTGGTGGGTCTGGTAGTTTTTTAGATAAAATTGATCCAGTTAAAAAAGTCACTGACGTGGCGGCAACGGCGATATCAACCCAAGAACAGTCTGGATATATGCCAGGATTAAAGGAAGAGATGATTACCGCATCTGGAATGGCCACAAAATTGGGAGAAATTATAGGTAATATCAAAAATCCTATGGCCTTATTAGGTTCGGCAACGTCAATAGTTGGTGATCAGGTAGCGTTGTATCTTAAACAACAAACAGAATTATTAGGTGTAATAAATAAAGGGGCGGGATTAACTGGTCAATTATCCGAGGATGTTAGATCCGAACTAACAATGGCTAATGTCCCATTAACAAGATTAGGGATTGGGTTTGAAGAATTGGCTGGTGCCGCTAAAAGTTTAGTAACGGAAAGTGGTCGATTTATAACATTAAATAGAGAGTCATGGTACGAGGCGGGTAAAGCGGCCACAGCATACGTTGGTACACTTGAGAATCTAGTTGATATGTATCCTGCTTTTGAAAAGATAGGTATCGGGGCGTCTGACGTTGCAAAACAAATAGACGAAACAGGTAAGAGATCACTTAATTTAGGGTTACAATCAAGTAAAACCACAAAGGAACTAAGTGTGAATTTAAGTAGATTAAATGAATTTGGATTTAAAGACGGGGTCAAAGGTTTATCTGAAATGGTTAGAAAGTCAACCGAATTAAGGATGAATATGGATAGTGTATTTAAAATTGCGGACGATGTTATGGACCCAGATAAGGCAATTAGCCTTTCGGCAAACTTACAAGTTTTAGGAGGGGCGATGGGAGACTTTGCTGACCCAATGAGGATGATGTACAACGCAACAAATAACGTTGAAGGTTTACAAGATGCGTTGATAGGAGCTGCGGGGTCATTGGCAACATATAATAGTGAACAAGGTAGATTTGAAATTACCGGGATTAACTTAAGAAGGGCTAAAGCCATGGCATCAGAATTAGGTATAAGTTATACTGAATTAGCTAATGGGGCAATAGCATCTGCCGAAAGAACATCAGCAGCGACTGCGTTAATGGGTCGAGGTTTAAAATTGGACGAAGATCAACAAAGATTTTTAACCAACATTTCACAAATGAAAGGAGGTCAAATGACCATTGAACTTAATAGTGATAGACTTAAAGATGCTTTAGGTGTGGATAGGGCTCAAGGTTCTATTGCATTAGAAAAATTAACTCAGGCTAACGTCGACACTATCTTAAAATATCAAGATGAATTTAAAAAATTAACACCCGAAGAAATCATACAAAAACAAGCGACTGATGTGGAAATTATCGGTAGAAATGTTAGTTTCTTGGCGGCGGCCGCAAGAGTTAGAGCCGCACAATCAGGTGGAGGAATGGTAGATAAAATAAAAAAATTATCAGGATATGAACCTGGTGATTTTAGAAAAGTTATTAATGAAACCACAGATGCTGCGGCAAAAACATTAGGGTTTTCAATAAATAATAAAGGAAAGGTTGAACCGTTAGAGTCAGTTAAAGTTAATCAGACAACAAAAAAGACAGAAGAAAAACAAAATAGTAGTACCTCATCTACAACAAAGGCCGATTTAAAGGAGGCAATGATGGAAGTACATAACGCAACTAAATACGAAAAAAACAACACGATTACATTAACAACGGTTATGGATGAAAATAAACCTGGTGAATATACGGAAAAAATTAAAACATAAGATTCCATATAAACCTCTATTTATTAGAAAAGATATATAATGCCAAGTTACTTAGATTTCGATTCAACCAAAAGATTTAGAGATTTTATCTTGGGTAAAACTTTGAATAGACCAAATGGTCCTCAAACTTTTACTCAAAGTTCATATACCGTACAAACTCTAAGTGAACTATCAAATACCGATTTACCTGATGTTGATTATAACAGAGGTTCTGACTTATTACAACCACAAAATTCGAATGTTTTTAAACCGTTCGAATATTTCGTTACCGAAAATTTAAATACAATACCAAGACGGGCGAATTTACAATTATACCCCTATTTCAACCCAACAAATCATAACTTAATAAGTGTTATGTCTAATGACAATTACGACGCCGAATCTGAGTTAATGAAATTTGCTGCGTTAAACATAAGACAAAATTCAAATGGTCCAGTTCTTTCTAGAATTAGTAGAAATATTGAAGTTGCTACAAATGGTAGGTTAAGGTTTTTAGATGCCTTAAATGGTAACACCGCAACTGCAATTAATATTGTAACAGGTAGAGAACCTTTAATTGAACCTAATAACAAAATTACTGTTGCAAAAACATTACCAGGTAAATCAATTGACTTTTTACAAACAGTAGCGGGAGTTGAATTTCCATGGTCAGAAATACCGGGAGATTATTTAAGTGACCCAAGAAATCCAGTTAATAATAGACCAGAAGCATCGACACAATTAGGTAGAGTTTTCCAAGACGTTACGGGTGCATTAGGTTCACTAATTGGAATACAAAGAAGACCTAAATTAGGTAGAAAACCATCAGATTTGATGATTGAATATTTAGGTGAAGGTCAAAAAAATGCATTATACGATAATTTATCATATTCAAAATACGCCCCTAATTACACAACAACCGCGAGATCACAGAACTCATCTAAAATTTTTAATTTTATTGATACGGTTGCTCAAGGGGTTAAAAATATTTTAGGAGCGGAAGCACCTGCGGGCGTGGCGTACATTGGTGACGACAGAGGAAACGATGTTAAATACGCCATGGGGGATTTTAACGACAGACAAGTAAGAAGTAGTTATTATCTTAGTTTAATGTTTGACCCAATACAAGCTCAGTTATTTCAAAGAGATAAAAATATTTCACAAGGTGGGGGTATTTCGGGTAATCTAACGTGGATTAGTAAAAACTCGAAAAATAAATACGGCAACCAAAACGAAGAATGGGATACTCAACAATCAACTTGGACTGATTCACTATCAACTAAATACGAATTTAGAGAAGATTCATTATTGGGTTACACCCAAGAAATATTAGACACGTTACCTTTAGATGGTGCAACATCAAGAACTCACGTAGCTAACGTCATTGACCAAACAAGTAGGTTCTTTAAAGATGGTGATGTCATGATGTCAAGAGGTTCGGCGGTTAAATTAGTTAAAACCGATACAGGTCAGGATGGTACTGAATATTGTAGAGTATGGACCAAAGATAGGTCATATATGAATTATTCTGACACGATGAAAAGAACTGGTAATGTTAGGAAATATGACAATAGTGTAATGTCAACACCTTGGAACCTAAACATTGGACCGATGTCAAATGGTAAAAAATCGTTCGACCAATCAACTAATATTTTCAAAAGTAATAAAGAAAAAGATATGTATGGTGGTGATGGTTTCTTCGCTAAAAAATACATGTTTTCTATTGAAAATTTAGCTTGGAAAACTTCTACATTACCTGGGTTTACTGTACAAGATTTACCATATTGTGAAAGAGGGGCTAATGGGGGTAGAGTTATGTGGTTTCCACCATATGATTTAAAAATGTCAGAACAAAATAGTGCAAGATGGGAAGAAAATTCTTTTTTAGGAAGACCAGAACCAATTTACACGTATCAAAATACAACAAGAAATGGTCAAATATCTTTTAAAGTAATAGTTGATCACCCTAGTATATTAAATTTATTAGTAAGGGAACATTTTGAAGGAATGTCTGATGAAGAATCCGAAAATTACATTAATGCTTTCTTCTCTGGCTGTGAGGAAATTGATTTTTATGATTTAATAAGAAGATACACGACTATAACTCCCGACGAAGCGAAATTAATTAAAGAATATCTTGAGAAAGGTACGGACCCAACTACGATTAAAAAATTTAGAGTTGAGACGGACCCTATAGTTGAGAATGCTCCAGATACTACACCTGAAAAAATAGAAGGGGTAAAATTAAAAACATCATTATTATTCCCAAATGATAGACCAACTGGGGGACCAGGTAGTAGTGAAGTAATGTCTAATACTGACTATGGTACAATATATAGTGAATCTTTAGGAAACAGTAATGGAAATTATGTCACAGATTCTAAAAAGTCGTTAAGAGATACGTTAACCACACTTCTACCATTAGCTTATAGTGGAACCACTAAAGAGGCGATAAATGCTAGAAAAGATATAACAACATTATTTAATCAACCTGACGGTAAAATTGACCCATCATTACACAATGAAAAAATTACAAGTCAAGAAGATAAATTAGATAAAGAAATAACAAGAGGGGTAACGAACTATAACGAGTATAAATCTAAACTCGCAACATTAAAAGAAGACATTACCAAAGGTGACGTCCAAGAAATAACAATTACGGCACTTTCTTCTTGTTCTGCAGTTGCTGACAATGTTTATAACTATAAGTTATCAATAAGAAGAAGTCATAGTATTTTAAAAGATTTAGTTAAAGAATTGGGAGGTAGTGATTCGGTTGTTAAAACTATTTCAGACCCCAAAGGAGGGGCAACAAGTGCAACCTCATTCGAACAAATTATACCATTTAAAGATTTAGGGTTTACAGATAGAGAAGGTAATTTAATTTTTAAAGCAACCAATAAAGGAGAGAACGTTGTAAATGAGGTAAATGGTGATTGTAGTAAGGCAGAATTTTTAACTAAATCGTTAAAAATAAACACCGCAATTGCGTTTGGTTGTAGACAAAGTGAAGTTGAATTTAATTATACCAAGGCGGTTAAAAAACAAGAAAATCAAAAACCAACAGATTCAATTGTTCCGCCTAGAACTAGATTGGTATCTGTTGATGAACCTGCACCTTCAGGTAATAAAAAACCACCAATCGATTTAATGAAAAGAATAATAATGAAGACATTGTCAGAATGTTATTATTTTAAAACATTAGAAGAAAAAGACCCAGTCGTTTTCGGTTCATTAAAAGAGAAATTAAAGTATTTCCACCCTGGATTCCATTCAATGACTCCAGAGGGATTAAACGCCCGTTTAACTTTCATTCAACAATGTTTAAGACCTGGGGATACAATGCCAATTAAAGGTCTATCCGACGCAACCGATTTAAACGCAAGAAATACAACATTTGGACCCCCACCTGTTTGTGTATTAAGAATTGGAGATTTTTATAATTCTAAAATTATCATTAGAGATGTTAGTATATCCTTTGACGATTCAACTTGGGATATGAACCCTGAAGGTATTGGTGTACAACCGATGTTGGCTAACGTATCTTTACAAGTTAGTTTTATTGGTGGACAAGGATTGTCAAAACCAGTAGAAAGATTACAAAATGCTTTATCGTCTAATTTCTACGCAAATACTGAAATGTACGATGAAAGGTCAATTTCAACTGTAGATAGTATTAGTGGTACGACACGTGAGGAATTTACTAAGGACTTTTTAGAACAAATACAGAAAAAACTTGAACCAGCAGCGGATGCGAGTAATTCGAATGAAGGTAATGAGACTAAAAATGGTGTTTATATCGGATCTTTAAGTGAGAATAATTTAGAGTATAGTAGTATCGTGTCGGACGTGTTTACTAAAACAAAATCCTATTTCGATACGTATGAAACGGCATATAAAACGATTAATAAAGAATACGGACCATTATTAATTAAAATGTTGTTTAGTCAGGACTATAGAGAAATTAACAAGTATGATGTTTTTAATATTACGTCATTAACCCCAGGTAGTACGATTGAGTTATTAGGTAAGTCAATAGGAACTACACCACTTTATCTTCAATTAGGAGCTAGATTAAAACTAAGAATGAGTGAATTTACCAAAACTCAAGATATTAGCTCTGTTATTGGTT